TCAAGATAGAGTTCAAACACTAAAAGAATAAACTCACACTACTTTTGGTATCACCTGACAATATAGAAGACTTATTCATTGGATCCAATAACATTTTTATTTTGGATATAAAAAAGTTACTTATCATCTTTTCATAATCAATCTGTAATATTTTATCAAATTCTTTCGGCCATTCTGTAAATGAAACTGACTCTATATTATATTGATTTTTCTTGACATAAACAACTTTAAGCTTGGAATTATTACTTATCTCTGCGTATTTTTTCTCTATCTTCAATTTTTTCAACAAAGAACGATAATTTGCCACACCCTTTACGTGCCACGGACTTCCTTTTATAGTCTTATCATCTGAATTGATATACTTATCTATATTATGAACACCGATATTTACAGCAATTTCAATAGGACTGGTATTTGTAAGATTCTTTTTGAACTCTGATATTTTATTTTCTATCTTATCTTCTTCATATCCCTTCAAAATCATTTGTAATATTTCAGACAACATTTGCCTAATAATTTCCGGTGTGTCAGACCTAATAATTTCTAATCCAGTAGTTTTTATTTCGTCCACAGGTGAACTATCTTCACTAACAACCCAAACAGCATATTTCTTTTTTGCTACAAATAAAGCACTTTTCGCTATCATTTCTTGCTTGAAAGATATTCTAAATTCATCTTCATTTGAATTGAAAATTTTTCTTTGAACCTCACGATATGTCAAATCATTTACATATGATTCAATAACACCTGATATATTACGAATCATAACTTTTATATCATCATCTGATTGTTTTCTCCAATCTTTACCTATATTGTTATCTAAAAATAGTCCAAGATTGATAAATAAAGAATCCGTATCCATTGCAAGAATATAGTCTATGCCTTTGCCAGATGGTTTATATTCACCAAATTTGTCTATAATGCTAATCAAATCAGATGAAGGACTGTTCAGTATTTTATTGGTAAACTTTTCGCCGGTTTTTACCGACAATCTTCCACAAGAACAAACAGCTTCTGCTATATTAGTATTGAAATATCTTGAATACGGAACAGCAAGAATTCCATAAACGGCATTGAGTATTACTTTCAAAGCTAACTGTAACGAATTGAATTGTTTTATTTTTTCTTCTGACTTTTCCAAATCGGAGTTACGAAGTTCCGGTAAGGCTTTTTTCATTGAACGAATTCTGGATCTAACTTCAGCCCTTTTCGTAAAAACATATTTTTCCAATGCCGGAATCACTCCAATTGGTTTTGTAACAAACACAGAACCACAAGGTGAAATAGCTACCATTCTTTTAGATAAAACTTTATGAAATACTTCCAATTTATTTTCATCAAAATGAACTAAACCATTATTAGTCATCATATCAAAAGGTGGAAATGACTTGTCTTTTACACATTGTATAATTTTATCTTCAGTAAAACCTCTAATTCTACCATAATATGTTTCTGGTGACATATTCAAAGTAATAATTTGATGNNCACCATATAATCTTTGCGCACACATATTGTTTCGACGATAATATGTAATCAACATGCCTTCAATCAAATTCGTCATACCATTATAATATTTCATCGGAGCTTTAGTCAATAAAGATAATGATTGAACCAAGTTGATATATCCTAATTTATCTTCTAACTGAAATATTCTATAACAGTCTATGACGTTATATTCAACATATAAATTATAATCACTATGATATAAATCAGAAAGGTCTTTATATTCAGAATAATCAACCTTCCCCTTTTCCAATTCATACTTACACACATAATCAAGAGTATGTCTTTCAAGTTTTTTTGGACTATACCATTTATATAAATCTAAATAATCTAATATTGTAATTCCGGCTATATCAATATTAGTATTTTTTGAAGATTTCGACTCCCAAGTTCTGACAATGTTGATAGGACTCAACATATCAAACCAAGAATTTTTTTCACCAAATAAATTTTTAGTTCTATTTCTAATATAAAGTAAGTCAAAATTTATAACATTCCAACCAGTTATAACATCAGGTGGATTATCATGAATCCATTCAAAAAACCTTTTCAATAAATCCCTATCTGATTCACATTGAACATAACTCATCCATTTTTCTTTTGAATATTTTCCGGTATACGAATCTATTCCAAATGAAATGGTGCTATTCGTAGTGTTATCATATACAGACAATAAAGTAATACTATCATTAGCTTCTGATACATCTGGAAACTTTTGACTATCACTCTGAACTTCAATATCTAAATAATAAACCTTGATTTTTGGTGTCGATATTTCATCATCTTTTATGTCATAATATCTTTCCGCCAAAAACTGGATTTCTGGACGAACATTATTTTCTAAAGCATTATTGGATTCTTGCTGATACTGATAATAAGATCCATAGTTATTGAAAGTTATTCTTCTAGCTTTCTTATCGTCTAGTGTTTTGACGGTTCCGTGATCCGAATTTTCATAAAGATATGGAGACCAATGAATATCAGTATAAAGATTTTCACCATTTATTTGTTCCCACAAATGTATCATGGATTCTCTTGTATTATAAAAAACATTTTTGAACATATCAATTCCTTTTTCCTTCCTGCCAACAAATAAGGCAAATCATTTATAAATTATATCATATTTTATAACAATTGTAAATTTATGCTCTTATACTTCTATCGGTAATCAATGTTGCCAAATCTTCAAGAAACTTATCAGCATTTGAAGGACTTATCCTTGCTTCAATATATGCCAGTTTGAGCATTTCGTGCAAAACATAATCTTCTTCTGTATCAATATCACACGGAAATATTACAGCTCTTTTGTTTGCTATATCGTATTTTGTCGTGCAAAATGTTTGACCATCATTTCCATATCTGATAACCCAATGATATAAAATATCAAAACGTGACTGCCACCAATCTATTTCTGGTTGTCTATTGACCATATTTCTGCCTCAATCAAAAAATAATTTCAAACCACCATTCAATCCTAATCTTTTTTTAGAAATTTCAATATACTCTGAGTTCAATTCAATTCCAATAAAATCCCTTCCAAGCTTCTTAGCAACAAAACCAGTTGTTCCGGATCCAGAAAAAGGATCCAAAACTGTACAAGGAACCGGATCAAAAATATGTTCACAAGTTTTTTCCCATCCATCAGTAACCGCAGAAGAATAAACTCCACCATTGTTTCTATGTAAACCTTTGCTTGTTTGTGGATTTCCTGTTTTTGCAGTTCCACCAGTCATATCTTTTCCATTGTTCGATTCTTTTGATGGATTGTTTCTTTTTATAACTCGTTTGACAGGACTCTTACATATCGGGCAACATCCAATCAAACTTGTTCCAGCCTTGATACATGTTTCCGGTATCTCTGGTGGAAACACTGCAAAATGTGCACCCTTGAAAGGTTTAGTTGTAATATTCCAAACAGATCGATGATTGCGCTTTCCGTCTTGTGGTGTCAAATTAGAACCAACACTACCGTCTCCATGAACAGCGCGCTGACAATTTTTACTTGCATACCAATTTCCAGCCGTTGCACCGGCTTTTTTTCTATCATCCCAATTTACTCCAGGATCCGTCAAAGCCTTTTCCTTTATTGCATCTGCATCATAATAATAATGTGCGCTTTTTGTCAACAAAAAAATATACTCATGTGATTTTGTGCATCTATCTGTTACACTTTCCGGCATGGGGTTCGGTTTGCTCCAGATGATGTCCTGACGGAGCCACCAACCATCTGCCTGTAATGCAAAAGCAACACGCCAAGGAATTCCAATAATATCCTTATGCTTCAGTCCTTTGATATTAGTTGGTTTACCAAAACGGGATTTTTCTTTTGAAGGTTTTCCAAACTCAGTATGTCTTACCTGATATTCCGAGTTTTCTCCGGCCTTTCCACTACCATTATAAGAGTCACCCAAATTCAACCAAAATGTGCCGTCATTTCTCAACACACGGCGAATTTCTCTACAAACATCCACAATTTTTTCAACATACTCTTCAGGAGTCTTTTCAAGACCAATTTGGCTGTCAATTTTTATTGCACCACAAGAAGAGCATATATCTTTCCATTTTGGAGCGTCTGTTCCTGTTCTACTATCATCCTGGATTGGCGAACTTACTAAAGAATAATCATATCGAGACTTTTCTTTTGCAGCAGAATGGTCACACTCTGGGTCTCCACCATTCCACTTAGCTGTTCCATAATCCCGCAAATTATAGTAAGGCGGCGAAGTCACCACACATTGCACAAAATTATCAGGTAATGTTTTCAATACAGATAATACATCACCTTGAATTATTTCAACACTAGTCATAAAACACCTTATTTGAAAAATAAATCATAGGTTTCATTTTTTGGTGTATAATTCATAATAAGAATTTCTTCACCCATATTTTTTTTCTGGCCTTTCATTACAGATGCTTTTTTTGTATACAATTTTTTCTCATAATGAAATTGGTCCTTTGGATACATTTCAATCAATTCTGGAAAATCATAATAGCTCAGCAACCATTTAGCCTTGCAAGATTTCAACACATCTGCCAATTTCTGATGGTCTTTCAAACCAAATTCATGAAAAGAATAATAATTTTCTGACGACCAGTATGGCGGATCGACATACATGAACATATCTTTGCTATCATACTTTGGAATAAAATCTTCATAGCTCAAATTTTCTGTTTCAATTATTCCTAATTTTCTTTGAATTTTTGCACTTTTCATTTTGTTGATAAAAGCTGTTAGGTTCCTGCCGGCCTTTTTTTCTTGCATTTTTATGTTTTTTTCGTTGATAATACCAGAAAACGTGTGTGTCAACAAATAAAGGTAGCTTGAAGCTATTTCAATATTTGGAACTTCAAAATTCATGTCTTTGTTGTCAAGAATTTTTTTCTTACAAACTTCAAATGTTTCTTTATCTTTTTCCTTCATTGATCCGACTATTGCTAAAAGAGATTTATAATCTTTCATACATGTGAAAATATTATACATCATTTTATTATAATCGTTGTATATTACACGGTTCGCATTTATATTTCCTTTCAGATAAACCCAAAAGGCTCCACCAAACACCTCCGAATAAATTGGCGTTTTCGGGATAAAAGAACTTATCCATGGTGCTTGAAAATGCTTACCACCGATGTACCTGAAAGCCATTATAATACCTCATTTTTTATATTGGATACCAATCCAATATTCCTCTTTTTACATTTTTTAATGCTCTTTTTATTATTTGTACTTTTTCATATTTCCTATCCAGCGGGGCTAAACTAAATGCTGACATCAATGCGGCAAGGAACATCTATGCTCTTTCGGGTATGGATGGGCTTTTTGTGAATCAAGCCCAAGGCGCCTTAGCCTGAAACCACCTACTTTAGTGGGTGGTAGTTCATACACGAACATCACCTCCAAAAAATATGTCAATAATATCTTTGTCAATTATAACAGGTTCTACACCTTTTGTCAACTTGAAAATTGGTTCAAATTTGTTCTTTCCATTGCTTTCCATCAATTGTTGTCTGTCTGTATTAGTTCCGGCTATGACTGTTTGAACCATATAATAGGTATCTGAATGATTGAAACCAATAGATTTAGCTATAGATAAAGAGTCATCTTGAATGCTATATCTCTCTTTTCCATTTTTAGTATCAGCCACATTCAGAAAAAACACTCCACCATCACCCAACCAATCATAAACATTTTTTATCATTCCGGTCAAAAACCCGTCAAGCCATAAACTATAACTCTTGTATTTGATATAAGATTGATTTTCATCTTTTGAATACCTTTCTTTATTATAATACGGCGGCGATGTAAAAGCCATATTTCCCTTTCCATACAAGTTTCGAAAAATTTTCTCATTATGCATTTCTTCCGCGGGAGTCAAAAATTTATGTATCGAAACATTCATTCTTGGATTGATATATGTTTTCCAAAATTGATATATCATATCATATCTGTCGTGAACATCACTATTCACATCTGTCGCAATATATGTGATTTTTTTGTCAAATAATGATGAATGATATGATGCTGCAAATAAAGGAACCATACTACCGGCCCAACCACCACAAGGATCATAAACATACAATTCCTTGTCTTTATAATTTTTCAATGTATGAATATACAACCATTTTACCATATCTGGAGAAAAATGACCAACCTTTTGAGTGCCTCTAGCTATGGATAACACTTTTATCAAACGCTCAAATATTGGTTTGCCGGGATTTTTTGCAAAAACTTTCAATGTGTCATTATACAATACCGCCTTCATAGAATTTATCAATCTTTTTTCATTCTCAATCAAAGACATTGGTGATGTTTTTCCCTTGACAGTATCCACATAATAAATTTCTGGAAACCAATTGTTTATACCAGAGGAGTAATTTCTAGTTGTTCCTTTCAAACAGAATTTATCATCCATATAATATGGAACATCACTAACATCCAGTACATTATATTTTCTAAAACCTGAAATAATTTTTCTGAGACTTTTCGGTCTTGCAAATATAGGGTATCTATATTTCTTGTATTGATCCAGTGCAAAGACACGAAATTTTTTGCAAAAGTCTACGAACTGATTTTCATCCATAGAACGAATATCATTCCAAGTAATTTTTATAAGCCAAGATGGAATTTCAATAGTGGTATAAATTGGATGAAAATCTTCCATTTTTTGCTTTATATCAAAAAATGAATTCATCATACCTTCAAGCCAAATCCCTCTGAACTCAAAATAGTATTTGTTACTATTTTCATCAAACTTTCTTTTGTATAAATTCCCTTCTGAATATAGTCAAAAATAGACTTACATCTTTTGCTCAATGTAGCATTCTTTTTCCATTCAAGAGTTTCACAAGCTAAAGCTATACTATGGATAATATTATCTTTCAAGGATTCTGCCGACATATAGTCAATTTTGGGCAACCACACCTGAAAAATACACCCCAAAACTTTTCTTTGATCCACTGTGGTCAAATAAGTAATATATTCTGACCCGTTATCTTGTTCTGTAATTTTATTCACATCAATATCCATTTCATACCCCTTTCTTTATGACAAAATATATTCTATAAGCTTATCAAAAAATCCGCCCCATAAAAGTATCAATAAGACAATGGAACACGCGATAATCACACCAGCATTACTTTTATTCGCAGGATTTTTGAATATGTTCAAACTCAATAATACAAACATTATCAATTGTGGTAACCAGTCAGTAACTTGCATTATTCATCGTCACTCCTTTTTCTACTTTTTTTACCTAAGGTTCTCGGCATTGATATTTTCTTGTCGTGTATTTTTCTTTGGTCACCAGAAACCAAAGATGCCGACCTCCAACTATCCAATTCCGATACATCATACATCGTCAATGAATTAGCATCATAATAAAACTTATTGATTTCACCAACTCGCCCACCAAGACGGTTCTTCAAAATCTTATAATGAATTTCATTTTCATAAGTTCTCATATCAGCTTCATCACCAAATATAGCCATAAAATCCGCAGTTGCCCCTGTTCCCATTGACTCTGAAATATGAACAATATCAAGTGCTGATAATGGTAAATCATCTGAACCAATCCTGTTCAACTGACTGACGGATAATATAGGGCAATTGAACTCCAGCCCTAATGCTCTTAGTTCCTCAGCAATTTCTTTGACATCGCTATACATATCCATTTTAGCACGATATGACGGCTTCATCAAATTCATATAATCACATAAAACGATACTTGGTTCTATGTGCCTCATTTGTAATTCTCGTAAATAAATTCTGAAATCATTTACGGATGCTTTTCCGGTTGGTAGTTCTTTTATAAAAAGATTTCCTTTATTGCTGATAGCCTTCTTTGACAATGCTTTCATCAATTGAATTTTCAAGTTCTTATCAAGATACATGCGATTTATATTCAAACCACTATAAATTCCATCATATCTTTGTGCATACATTATTTCAGACATTTCAAGAGATAGGATAACAACATTATGACCTTCAATTACCTGTCTTGCACTTACATTCGCTAAAAAACTTGATTTATGACCGTGTATTCTGGAAATTATAATGTTCAATGTATATGGGGGAAATCCCCCATTAATATATTCATCTAATTGTGGAAAATATGAGGGGATTCTTTTAACATCATTGCTAAATGCTCTTCTCAATCTATCCCCAATATTTTTAAAATATTCCAAACCCAAGTCCACTTTCAGACTTTTACACATTGCATCTTCCAACAATAATCTGATACTGTCAAAATTTTTTTTGGAATTGATAACATCAACTGACTCAAGGATGGCGGTTTTTACAGCCTTCTCTTTCAAATATGCTTCTGTTTCTTGATACAAATAATCGTAATTTTTTGCAACATCAAAGTCAACGGATTTTATTTCATCAAAAATCTGCTTCTTATCACTGTCCTGTGAAATTGCAGACTCAGGAATAATCTTGCCAAAACTTTTGAAATGAGTAGAAATGTCGCTGAAAATTTTACCTATAACAGGATCATCAAAATAATCCGATTTGAATATTGTTGAAACCAAAGTCAAATATTGGTCTGACTCATAACATCCTTTTATTATCAATCTTTCAAGCAATTCTGCTTCCATAACACCTCCTTTCCAATATTCTTATTATACAAAATTCTTGCTATATGTAAAGAGAGTATAGGCCAATCATTCAGTTCTGTAACATCAATGTGTTCCATCAAACAATCATAAAGATGGTCCATATCTTTTGATTTTGGGCCGTTATAGTATCTATCCATTATTTTTACTCTTATAAAGCGGGCAATTTATAATTGTTACACGAGCACTCTGCTTGCATTTTTTGACACAATCAATACATAATTTATTCTTGATTTTGAACCAAGCCTTTTCCCATCCTCGCAATGTCAAGTCAGCGGATAAAGGAACACTCAATGTTGATTTATCCACTTTTTCTTTTGTTACCTTATAGACCTTTGTTTTCTTTTTTGAAGACACAGAAATTTCATCCAAAAGTAAATATAGATTATCAATCTCAAGCTTCTTCAAAAGACTTTTCAGATTTATATCTGCTTTTGATTTTCGGATGTAAAATTTGATGGTAATATATTTGTCAAATTTTGGTATGTCAGAGAGATGCATGTATTGCTTCGGCCCAATAATTTTCTCGTCAACTAATTTTCCCCTGAAATACTTACGATTTTTTTTGAATGCCACTTTACAATTTGGAACCATTTATACAAAATCCTTTCTTATTTTATAAGGTTATTATATCACCTTTTTTATTGATTGTCAAGGAAAAAAATATGTGAATAAAATCAAAAAGTTATCTCTTGAATTTAGGATTGAGAAAATTTGCTGCAGAAAAATCAAGCCTATCTACAAGCTTCAGTACAGATCCGTCATTGTCTATGACACAAAAACCTTCCGGGTTAGATACTTCAAAATCATTACCTTTTTGAATAAAAGTTCCAATGCTTTTTATTTGTCTCAATTTTTGAATAATCACATTTTTGATACTTGTCAAAATTATGTTAGTATTGAATAAAAGAATAATTTGTTTTATGTACTTTTTGAAAAAATCTAAAATTTCCATCAAAGCTGATTTCTTCTTGGCCTTGGACTCTTCCTTTTTCAACTTATCAATTTCTTTCTGATAGTAATCCTGCACAAAATTTCTGAAGTTTATAAAACCGTCTTCTGGATCCCTTACAAGCTGGCCTTTTCTAACGTAAAAATTTGAAAAAGTTTTATACATAATATCCAACCCCAATTTTTTCATTTCAGAAAAAAACTTCGGTTGCAAATTATTTGATATTTTTTCCAACTCAATTGTTTTGATTTCTATATCAGCTAATTCACGAGGATCAAAATTTACCAAACCAGAAACATCTGGAATGATAGCATCTTGAACCCATACGTCAGGACTTTTTTTGAACATTGACTTGTCTACATCAAAAGAAATTTTATCAAAATTCCCATCTATGTATTTTGTATGAATAACAATTCCCATCTTAGCCCGTCTTATTTCTTTAGCCAAGTCGGAGTCATCATCCGGCACAGTATAAGTAATCGTGTTTGGCGTAAAAGAAATGACCCGTTCACCATTGATTATTTGAACCTGTTTATCACCTGTTGTAAACATCAAATCACCTTGATATACACCAGAGTCAATAATTTTTGGTAAATATTTCAGACTATATTTCAGTTTTTCTTTGAGACCCGGAGATCCAAACAAAATATCTATATCTTGATTGTTATAAGCTAGTTTTGGGTTTTTACTAAAAGCAGATTTAGTAGATACAAAAAATCTATTGTTCTCGTCATAACCAAAAACTGTGCTTGGACTATTATGAACAAGAATGTATTTATTACCAACCTTGACGAAAAAATTTTCGTTTTTCGTCGTTATATCACATTCCGGATACATTTCTTTCAATTTAGTTATCTTTTTTATTTTCATATTCTACCAATCTTTTATAAATGTCAGAATTTATAAACTCATCACTACTTTGTTCTCGCTTTATACTATTACATAACCTTGAACAATAACACAAATTATCAATACTAGAAATTTCTTTTATATCATCATCTTCTGTCAAATCTTTTGCTTCCACCCAGCCCCTGTTTGTTGTATAGAATTGATGGTCTTCAGTTACTTTCAGTTTTTCACCGTTCTCCATCTCTACTTCAACCCACTTTTTATTATTATGATTGACTCTTGGTCTGATAGCTAAATTCATCTCTGTAACACCAGCTGATATGTTGTATGATAATACACTTATATCATTTTTTCCAAGAATATCACGAATTTTCATATCACCTTGGTCTGTAAGAATAACAGTATCTGGATGAATACATCCGTCCCACTTCAGAGAAAACTTAGTATTACTTTCAGCACTGCCGTTCAGCTTATCAATTATAGACCTTATAATTTTTACATTTTGTTCCAGCCCCTTATTTCCCTTGTTGACAACATTATCTTCAAGATGCTCCATATGAGTCAATCCTTCAGCAAGATATACAGACTCCACTAATATTTCCTTTCTTTGGTTATATTTTTCAAATCTCATACATAATACTCTTCTGAAACCATTTTATTTGTTATCTTCATTTTCAGCCAAGAAAAATATTTTTCGTTATCCAACCCTCTTGCTATCATTCTCTTATAAGTTCCATAATCATTATGTAACAAAGCTTGTCTAACTTTTGTAGCGGAAACATCCTCAGCTTGCCTTGGAATTTCTTTTCCTTCATACTGATAATCAATATCTTTTCCTTCAAACTGTTTATTATATCCGTTTATTCTATCACTTCCTGCATAAACACGAACAATATCACCCTTTTTAGCCAGCCTATTTTGTTCTATTATATCCGGCAAATAACCGTGCTTACTATACAACACTTTCGCTTTAGGATTTGTAACCGAAAGTAATTGAACACGGTCTTGAAATGTCAAAAAATTCTTTTTTTCCATAGAACTTCTAGCACCTTCAACAATAAAAATATATGTTTTATCTTCCTTCATACTATTGATTATTTTCTGATGTAATATAGTGCAAGGCTGCATGCGGCCAACAAAAATTCCAATGGTTTCCATTATTTTTCCTCAATTTATATAAATTCTAATAGCTATTTATATAAATATATACATGAGATCAGTAAAAATAAAACTGAACCAGTTAAACCAAAATAAATCAGACAATCTCCGGTCAATCCTGACTGACCTTGAACTTGTTGCCAAGGACTACTTGTCGGTCAAGAAAACAGAACTGGAAACCAAAATCTATAAACCATTCAAGGAACATTATGCCTATTTGTGAATCAAGCCCAGGGTGCCTTAACCTGAAACCACCTACTTTAGTAGATGGTAGTTCATAAAAATCAAAGAACAATCTCGTGTGTGTTTTTTAAGGCATCCAATAACTTTCTATAATCATTCTCTACTGGATTATCTTCATGTGACAACCATTTTTTCCAAACTAACCACGTAATAAAATATTTACATACAAGACCTTTTTTATAATGATAAACCGGAGCCAGTTGATTATCAATTATATGATTACAATATGATAAAAATTGAGACAATTTTCCATTATTGTTTCTCATAAAATTCAACATAAAATCATATGATTTTTTATAAGAATTTATTATGTTTTCATTATATTTGTGCAAAGACTTTTTCTTTTCTTTATAAAGCATCATTATCCTATCATTGAAAAAGTAAGGATAGGAAAATTTTGGACCATATACTTCCATACCACATAAAAAATATAGATCCGGATCTATACCAGACTCACTAAAAACTTTTGTTATTTTTTCCAAGTAAATTTGATAGTCTGGTTTTAATTCTGATACTTTACCTATAACATCTTTTGGTGTTCTATAAAACTTATTATAATACTTCATCCTACTTCTTTGGTAAATCACATACACATCAAACATATTCATTTTAATCTACCTACATTTTCAAAGTTTTTCCAAACATTTCCAAATAACTGTTTACATATCTTTTCAAATTTAATTTTTCTTTCGATTCCCAATACAATTGATCCTCAACAGTATTATAATCTTGTTTATGAATTTGTAAACGATAATCAACATCAGAAGCAACCTTTTCAATATTAGAAACAAACTCATCTTCATCATTTGTATTCAATGACATATCCAAATATGGTCTCGCAGCCGAATAGACACCAGCAATACCCGGATGAGCGAATTCCAGTGATTTTATGTTGCTGTTATGAGAAATTATTCCATTTGCTGTATAATAATGTCCATCAATTTCAATATCATAAACATTGGAAGTGTTTGGAATAATTTCTACAATTTTTTCAGATAATGTCATTTTTTTATAAGCATTAGAATGCTTTTTAATTATAATATTATGTAACTTATCCTTTTTATTCTTTGAAATGATATTAATTTTGTCATAAAACACATCACAAGCATGTCTGTATAAAATAACACTATAATAATTTTTACCAAGTAATTTATTATATCTGGTTGACAATGTTGATATAATACCAAAACCTAAAAGTAAAAATTGTACATCTTTAGCTAATTGTTTACTTTTTGTAGTAAAATTAC